CACTTAAAAGATAAGATGATTAACTATGAATTAGATTTTGAGTACACTTACAACCTTATAAACGATGTACAATAATGGTAGGAATATTTATCTATATTGATGGGGTAGCTTATGGTATTGAGTTGTTTAAAGATGAAACAATTAGCGTTACATCATCGGTTCAAAATTTTAATGAAATAGGTAAAATCTTTACTGACTATTCCAAATCGTTTACTATTCCAGCATCAGCACATAATAATAAAATTTTTAAGTATTGGTATGAGAACGCATTAGACAATGGATATGACCATAGAATAAAATATTATGGTTACATTGAAATAGATACTTTAAATTTCAGATATGGTAAATTTCAACTAGAAAAAGCAAATAAAAACAATAAAGGAATTGAAAGCTATACAATAGGGTTTGTTGGAAATCTAACACAATTAAAAGACCGTTTTAAAGCAGATAAATTAAATTCACTATCTTATGTTAGTGGTGCTGATAGAATAAGTTATTACGACGAATTAAACTTTAATTATACAGCAGGAAATTTATTTGGACTTTTAACATCTATGAATCCAAACGTGGCTTTTCCTTTAATTGGCAGTGATAGAAGATATGAATGTGATACTGCAACTGGTTCAGATATTACAACACCATCAGGTACAATAGATACACGTGATTTGTTTCCTGCTATACCAGTTTATAAAATATTTGAGTACATACAAGGTGCTTATGGATTGACTTTTATAGGTGTAGCTTTAGATGCTTTATTTTTAAAAAACCTTTGGTTGTATTGTAAGACTACTGAAAAATTTTCATCATATCCAAAATCTTTAAAAATAAATTGGACTTCATCTAGTATTGGAACAAACACAACTCAAGGTTATTTAGATATTACAACTGACGAACTTATATTTAAATTTAATGATTTACCATACGGGCCTCCAGATGCGAATATTAGACTTGAAAGCTGGATAAATATAATTCCAACTGATAGCACGATTGAATATAGTGTTGAAATTTATGATAACGGAATACTTTATACCACTTATTCAAATAGATTTGGAACAATAGACCAATGTTATTTTTCTGTTTATAGATGGGATGAACCAAAAGTAAACGGAGAATATCCTTTACATAAATTTTCTTTTAAAATATCTTCCGTTGTACCTATGACATTCAGTTCACAAATTCAATATAAAAGAAATTATGGAGAAACAGTAGGATGGAATCGTTATGGTGGAGCTACATCGCAATCAACAACTGGGTATTTAACAATTCAAAAGTACATACCAGACATCACAGTTGAAGCGTTTATAGTTGGTATTATGAAAGCGTTTAATCTTATTATCATTCCAACAAATGAAACTACTTTTGAATTTGTTACTATGGATGTTTACTATGAGAGAGGTCGTATAGTTGATATTACTGATATGTGTTCTTCTGAAGTAGAAGAAATTAGCAAACCTAATTTATTTAAATCTATTAAGTTCATTTATGAAAAATCAGAAAACATTTTAAACAATGCTTTTAGAGGTTTGTTTAATAGAGATTATGGAGATTTGATTTTTGACAATAGTAATCTTACAAGTACTGAAACTTTTGAAGTAAAATTACCTTTTGAAAATATAATGTTTGAAAATTATACTGATACAAATTTTATAACTGCTACTTGTTGGGATAAAGATACAAACGCATATTTACCTAAGCCCGTTTTACTTTATGATAATGGGCTTGAAGATTTGGATGTATCAGGGACAATAACAGATATTAATTACTCGTTTGGTGCATCAAATATTTCAGATTCTAAATTTAGAAAGTTTACTAATCAATTAAATATAGGAGCAACCGACCCGTTGTATTCATATTCATTAAATTTTGGAGATGAGTTTTCTGTTGAAACCTCTCAAGATGATGTTCCTAAAGGATTGTTTACCACCTATTATGCTAAGTATGTGCAGAATTTATACAGTTTAAAAACTAGAAAAGTAACTATAAAAGCTATATTAACAACGTATTGGGCTACTTATTTACAGTTAAACGATAGGGTTATATTAAATAACAAGCGTTATACTATTAATACAACCACTATTAATCCACAAACTAAAGAAACAACCTTTGAATTATTGAGCGATTTTAGAGAATTACCAACAGCTAACACGTCTTTAAGAAATTCTAATATACAATCTATTGCTTTAAATAATACAGCACAAGAATTAGAATTACAAATTTATTTAAACGATAGTGATTTATGGCGAAGTAAAGTAGCGACTGGGTTCTTGGTTGGAACTTACACAAGCGGTGGAAATGTTTACAAAGACGGTTTGCTTATTGTTTCAGTTCCTGCAAATGCAACTGGTATAGATAGAGCCGACAATGTTTTAATAGAATATTTCAAGGCAGGAGTATCAACAACAATATCAATTAATATCTTTCAAAATGCTTAAACAAATATTAGAAATGCTACATAATATAGAAGACTGTAAAGGTTATGATAATATAGAAATAGCCAAAGGCAAATACGAATACACTACTAATTTATTTAAACTACTTAAAAGAATAATAATATGGCAATAGAAAAAGTCGTTGAAATAAAAGTAAATACAAATGTTGAAAATGCTTCTTCTAAATTAAATATATTAAAATCTAATTTAAAAGATGTAGGAACACAAGCTCAACAAACTACTGGGCAAATATCTGGAATGTCAAAAGCGCAGGATACTATCAATGCTATTGGCGATGGTGTAAGTAAATTAAATCCAGCATTCGGTTCTGCAGTAAAAGGAGCAAACGGTTTAATACTTAAAATGTGGGAAATGGTTGCAAATCCAGTCGGTGCTATACTTGCTGGAATTGTTATAACAGCTAAATTTCTTTACGAGGCGTTTCAAAGTTCAGTAGCTGGTGGGAAAGAATTAAAAACAATTTTTGCAGCTATTTCAGCAGTAGGCGCACAAGTAAAAGACGCTATATTTGGATTGGGTAGAGCGTTAATTGATGTAAGTGTTGCTGCATATAAGTTTATAACTTTAGACTTTAAAGGTGCTGCAGAATCAATGAAAAAAGCAAATGAAGAAGCATCTAATAGTTATAATCAATTAAGTGATGCAGTTGATGGAACTACTTTTAGTATTATTAAAAATTTAGAAAAGCAACAACAAGCAAACGACAAAGCAAGAAAAAACCAAGCAGTTGTTCAAAGTGAAACAAATAAATTATTAGTTCAATCACGTGAAATATTAACAGATGAAACTGCTAGTATTAACGAAAAGAAAAAAGCATTAGATGAAGTAACAAAAGCTGAAAAAGCATCAAGTGCTGAAAAGGTTAGAATTGCAGCAGAAGACTTAAGAATAGCAAAAGCAAAAGCCGCACAAATGGGTGGTGAAGCAGAAAAGAAAGCAAAACAAGAGTTAAGAGATTTGACTATTGCTTTGAATGATGCTGAAACTGAAAACGCTATGACAGGCATTAAGTTGAACAAACAACGTAAAATGTTAAATCGCCAAGAGATAGCAGACCAAAAAGAAAAAAACGCAATAAAAGCAGAAAATGATAAAGCCGCATATGAAGCTGATAAATTAGCACTAGAAGAAAAATTAAAACAAGAAGGTTTATCTTTTAAACAACGTAGAGATTTAATAAAAGCAGATTTAATTTTAAATGCAAAAGATAGAAAAAAATTAAATGATGACATAGATAAAGAAGAAAAAAAATCTATTGACGACCACAATAAAGCAATAGCAGATTTAAACAAAAAATACGATGACGAAAAATTAAATCGTTTAGCAGATACTGCTGTAAAAAAAGAACAATTAGATTATGAAAGAAGATTAGCAGAAATAAATTTAATAGCAACTACTGAATCAGAAAAAAATACTTTAGTAGAAAAACTAAATGAAGAACATTTAGTAAAAATGTCTTTAGCAATTAAAACAGATGCAGAAAAAAAGGCAGCTGATGATAAAGCTATTGAGGATAAAAAAGCTGCAGAAGCTGCTGAAAGAGAAAAACAAAAAGATAGTGTTATTGCTGCATCAAAACAAAACTTAAATAATATAATTCAAGGTTTAGAAGCTACTGGTTTAGCCAAATCAAAAGCAGGACAAGCAATATCAAAAGCACTAGCATTAACACAAATAGGTATAGATTCAGCGGTTGCAATATCTAAAGCATCAACTTTAGCAAATGCAGAGGGTGTTGCAGCACAAGCAGCGTTTCCAACAGTTCCAGGAATTGGTACAATAGCAAGAGTAGTTTCTTATGCATCAACTACTTTATCTGTTTTAGGTAACATAGCAAGAGCAAAACAATTATTATCTAGTGGCGGTGCAGGTGGTGGTAGTGGTTCAAGTGGTGGTGGTTCAGCACCAAATGTAGGTGGTGGCGCAAATGCACCACAATTCAACGTTGTAGGTAATAGCGGAGTTAATCAATTAGCTAATGTTATGAATACAAAAGAACAACCACCAATAAAAACTTATGTAATTGCTAGTGATGTTACAAGCGGACAATCATTAGACCGAAACATAATAAAAAATGCAAGTTTAGGATAAAACAAAATATTAAAATAATAATTATAAAAATATGAGAATAGTAGAATTAATAATTGACGAAAAAGAAGATTTGGCAGGTGTAGATGCTATTTCTGTAGTTGAATTTCCAGCAATAGAAGAAAACTTTATAGCATTAAATCAAGAATTACAACTTGCAAAAGTTGACGATGAAAAAAGAATTTTAATAGGTGCTGCATTAATACCTAATAAAAATATTTATCGTAGAAATGGCGATGATGAATATTATATTTTCTTTTCAGAAGACACAGTACGTAAGGCGAGTGAATTATTTTTAATGAATAGCAACCAAAACAACGCTACGCTAGAACACGACAAAAAGTTAAAAGATTTAACAGTTGTTGAAAGTTGGATTGTTGAAGATGTTGAAATGGACAAATCTAAAAAGTACGGTTTAAATGCACCTGTAGGTACTTGGATGGTAACTATGAAAGTTAATAACGATACTATTTGGAATGACTTTGTAAAGACTGGTAAAGTAAAAGGATTCAGCATTGAAGGATACTTTGCTGATAAACTAGAAATGAGTTTACAAAAAGAAAAAGAACTTGAATTAATAGAAAAAATAAAATCAATAATAACTAAAGCTAATAAATAAAATGGGAAACAAAACAAATTCGCCAAAGGGCGGTAAAAGAGGGTGTTTATGCGATGATTCTACTTACAGTTCAAAATGCTGTGAGGGTGAATTAATCAATCAAGGTATTGGTACTACATTAGAACAATCTACTAGCACAGTAACAAACGAAAACGGTGTTAGAACTATGGTTAGAACAAATGGCTAATTTATCTATTGCTTTGCAATTTATAACAAAATTAAATTATAATAATTTAACTAATAAATAATACTAATAAATATGAATGTAATAAACGAAATTAAAACTCTTTTGGGTATGGAAGTAAACCTTGCTCAAATGAAACTTAAAGACGGTGTTACTGTTATTGAAGCAGAAATGTTTGAAGCAGAACAAGCGGTTTTTATTGTAAATGGTGAGGAAAGAGTTCCAGTACCAGTTGGTGAATACGAACTAGAAGACGGAATGATTTTAGTAGTAGCAGTTGAGGGTATTATTTCTGAAATTAAAGAAGTAGTAATTGAAGAAGAAGCACCTGAAGCTGAAGTAGAAGTTGAAGTTGAAGCACAAGCGGAAACAGCTACACCGAAAAGAATTGTAGAATCAGTTTCAAAAGAAATGTTTTTTGCTGAAATTGAAAAACTACAAGCGCAAATTGCTGAATTAAAATCAGTAAAACAAGAATTAAGTTCTGATGTAATTGTTGAACCATTAACACACTCACCTGAATTTAAAACAGAAGTAAAACTAAACAAATTATCACCTAACCGCCAAATGACGACACAAGACATCGTTATGGCTAAACTATTTAATTAAATTATGGCTACAACTACAAGTATTACAACTACTTATGCTGGAGAATTTGCTGGAAAGTATATTTCTGCTGCATTACTATCAGGTTCAACTATCGCAAATGGCGGTATTGAAGTAAAACCAAACATTAAATTTAAAGAAGTTATTAAAAAAATTGCAACTGACGGTATTGTTAAAAATGCAACTTGTGATTTTGATGCTACTTCTACTGTAACATTAACTGAAAGAATTATTCAGCCCGAGGAATTTCAGGTAAACCTACAGTTATGTAAGAAGGATTTCCGTTCAGATTGGGAAGCTGTACAAATGGGTTACTCTGCATTCGATAATTTACCACCTGCTTTTGCTGATTTCTTATTGGCTCACGTAGTAGCTAAAATTGCTGAAAAAACAGAGCAAAACATTTGGAAAGGTGCTACTGCTACTGCTGGTGAGTTTGACGGATTTGTTACACTTGCTACTGCTGATGCAACTGTTTTAGATGTAGCGTCTCCTGCTTCAGGTGGTGTTACTTCTGCTAACGTAATTGCTGAAATGGGTAAAGTAGTTGATTTGATTCCTGCTACATTATACGGAAAAGAAGATTTGTACTTATACGTTTCACAATCTGTAGCTAGAGATTATGTTCGTGCATTAGGTGGATTTGGAGCATCAGGGTTAGGTGCTGCAGGTACTAACGCTATGGGTACTCAATGGTGGAACAATGGTTCACTTTCTTTTGATGGTGTTAAAATCTTTGTTGCAAACGGAATGGATACTGATTATATGATGGCTGCACAAAAATCTAACTTGTATTTCGGAACTGGTTTATTAAATAACCAAAACGAAGTTAAAGTAATTGATATGGAAGACCTTGATGGTTCTCAAAACGTAAGAGTTGTAGCAAGATTTACTGCTGCTGTTCAATACGGTATTGGTTCAGAGATTGTTCTTTACACTCCTGCAGCATAATCATTATAAATAAATTCTAAAAGGGTGGTGGAATAAACACCACCTTTTTTTTTAACTTTTAAATAAAAAAACTATGGCTTGTGATATTACATTAGGGCGTTTAGAACCCTGTAAAAATGCAGTAGGTGGTTTAACTGCTGCTTATTTTGTTAATTTTGGTGATGCAACTGGATATACATACAATGCTACTGATACAGATGCTATTGATTCTGTAAGTGGAACTCCAACTGCTTATAAATACGATTTAAGAGGTACAAATAGTTTTGACCAAACTATAACTTCTTCACGTGAAAATGGAACTACATTCTTTGACCAAAGTTTAAAACTACAGTTGAAAAATTTAACTCCTGCGATGCACAAACAAGTAAAACTTTTATCTTACGGTCGCCCACAAGTTATCGTAGAAGATAACAACGGAAACTTATTTTATTGTGGTTTAGAACACGGAATGGAAGTTACTGGGGGTACTATTGTTACGGGTGCTGCTATGGGTGATTTATCAGGATACACTTTAGAACTAAAAGGAATGGAAAGAATACCTGCTAACTTCATTTTAGATACTTTAGCTGATGCTGGATTTACGATTGTTGTAGGTTCATAATAATATATGTTTTTTATTAAAGGGTGGCTTATGTCGCCCTTTTTTATTTTAAAACAATTTGCAAATTATATTATTATTTAATAAAAGTTGTTATGATAGTTTTAAAGGATTCAACATACACACAAAATTTCAAGTTTATGCCTAGAAGTTATAATATAACGTCTATGGTATTTCACGATGAAATGGAAAATGTAGATTTTACAATAACAAATCCAGTTTTAGTTACCGAGAAATATTGGATGCAGTTTCAAGAAGATTTACAGTTTGAATTTTTAAAAGAAAATCATACTTATACACTAACTTGTTTTGATGGTGATACTATTGTATATAGAGATAAAATAATGGTTACAAATCAAGAAATTTCGGAATATACAATAAATCAAGGTGTGTATGTTCAAAATGTTACTTCTAATGAATTTATAATTTATGAATAATATATCAGTTGTTAATTTGTCGGCTTATACATCGCCTGAAATAAAAGAAAATACAAAAACTCATTATATTGAATATGGTAAAGATAATAATTACTTTCAATATTTAATCGATAGATATTTGTATAGTGCTACAAATGGCTCTATTATTACTGGTGTTACAAATATGATATACGGTAAAGGTATATCAGCATTAGACGCTAATAGAAAGCCAAATGAATATGCACAGTTTGTTTCTTTAATAAAAGGTGATTGTCTTAAAAAAGTAGCATTAGAAAGAAAGTTACTTGGAATGGGTGCTATTCAAGTAGTAATGGAAAAAAAGAGGGTTAAATCTATTGACCATTTTCCTATGCACACATTAAGAGCAGAAAAATGTAACGACAAAGGCGAAATAGAAAATTGGTATTACCACCCTGATTGGACAAAAGTAAAACCTAGCGAAAAATTAAAAAAGATTCCTGCTTTTGGTTTTGGTAACGGAAATGAAGTTGAAATTTATATTGTAAAACCTTATGTTAGTGGATTTCACTATTATACTCCTATTGACTATTCAGGTGCTTTACCTTATGCTTATTTAGAAGAACAAATAGGTGACTATTTAATAAACGATATTTCAAACGGATTTAGTGGTACTAAAGTTATTAATTTCAACAACGGTATTCCTAGCGAAGAAATGCGTGACCAAATTAAGCGTGATGTTTTAAGTAAAGTAACTGGGGCAAGAGGTGAAAAAGTAATTGTAGCATTTAACGCAAACGCAGAAAGTAAAACAACAGTTGAAGACTTACCATTAACAGACGCACCAGCGCATTATGAATATTTAAGCAAAGAATGTTTTGAAAAGTTAATTGTAGGACATAGAGTTACAAGTCCAATGCTTTTAGGAGTTCGTGATTCAGGTGGTGGTTTAGGTAACAATGCAGACGAAATTAAAACCGCTACTTTACTCTTTGACAATATAGTAATAAAACCTTATCAAGATGAATTATGCTACGCTATTGATACTATTATAGCTGTAAACAATATTTCATTAAATCTATACTTTAAAACTATTCAACCTTTAGAATTTACTGATTTAGAAAACACACAAACGCAAGACCAAGTTACTGAAGAAACTGGTTTAAGTTCACATACTTGTTTAAGTTCAGAATTTACAGATGAAGAAGGCGATGTATTACTAGAATCATTAAATGGTGAAACAATAGATGAAGAATGGGAATTAGTAGATAAACGTGAATATTCAGATAAAAATATTTCTATTGAAGAATGGGCAAATTCTAAAATAAAAGCAAAAGATAATTTATTTCAACAATTAGCAGATTTTATTAAATCAAAACCAAGTGATAAAAGTTCTTTAGACAAAGGAATTTATAAAGTACGTTATGAATATTCTGAAAAGTATTCAAGCGGTATTTCACGTGAATTTTGTAGAAGAATGATGAGTAGAACTACTAACGGAGTTGTTTACAGAAAAGAAGACATTGACCAAGCTAGTTTTCAAGGTGTAAATAATTCATTTGGACATAATGGCGAAAATTATTCACTTTTTAAATATAAAGGCGGTGTTAATTGTGGACACGTTTGGAATGAAAATCTTTATAGATTAAAAACAAAAACAGACGGAACTCCTTACGTTGATAAATCATTAAGTTCAAGTGAAGAGGTAGATTCTATTGCTGGTTACAACCCAAACCCTAGCGGATGGGCAGAAGCACAAATAGCACCAATAGATATGCCAAATAGAGGACATCACCCAAATTATAAAGGATAACAAATGACACAGGCACTTTTTATTTCAAGATACGATATTGTTAAATTCACTGTTTTAAACGGAAATATTGATACAGATAAGTTTATTCAGTTTATTAAAATAGCTCAAGACGTACACATTCAAAACTATTTAGGAACTAGATTGTTTAATAGATTAAACGACGATATTGTTAGCGACGATTTAATAGAACCATATACAACTCTTTTAACGACCTATATTAAACCTATGTTGATACACTGGGCGATGGTAGAGTTTTTACCTTACGCAGCATATACAGTAGCAAACAAAGGTGTATTTAAACATAATTCAGAGAATAGCACAAACGTAGATAAAAACGAAATTGATTTCTTAATAGCAAAAGAACGTGATGTAGCTCAAAGTTACACAAATCGTTTTATTGACTATATGTGTTTTAATCAAGTTAGTTTTCCTGAATATAACGCTAATTCAAACGCTGATGTATTCCCTGATAAAGATGCAAATTTTACAGGATGGGTAATATAAGTTATAAACCAAAAGAGATAAACGTAAAAAAATTACAGTTATTTTTAAAACAAATAGAGAATGAATCAACTAAATTTTCAGAACATAAAGTCGGACACATTCGACGAAGTACCGTTTCAAATAAAAATAAATGATGTAGAAGTAGATTTAACTGATACTGTTATTCGTATGCAATTACGCAAAGAATATGGCGGTGTTGTTGGTTTATCTTTAACATCTGTAGGTAGTGCTGGAATAACTATTACTGACGCTGTAAACGGTTTATTTAAAATCAATACGCAAATCATAAACATACCAGCGTTTAACTACATTTACGACATAGAGTTTAATTTTGATGGTGAAGTAAAAACCTATATTTCAGGTAATTTTCTAATTAAAAACGATGTAACACGATGAGCGATATTATAGATATAGTAGTTCAAGAAACGATTGATTTAGTAGATATTACGGTAAACCCTAATATTATAGAAGTTAATGTAACTAGGACTAGCGGTGGTGGCAATCAAACACTAGCACAAACTTTAGTTTTAGGCAATACAACGGGTGGCGAAAATATACTTGTAAATAATGCTGATGCAATAGAATTAGAAAATACTTCTAAACTTAGCAAAGGAGTTAGAACTGAAAGCGGGGCTGGTGGTATTGCTTTAACTTGTGCGGTTGGTTACGAATGGAAATGGGAAGCGGGAGAGGCGTACTTAACAAATCTTAGCGGTAACTTTATCGATGCAAAGCAATATGCAAGAAGTATCCCTTCAGTAAATGATGATGATACTAAAGGATTTTACAGCGGTAGTTATTGGTACACTTTAACTGGATTTATATATAAATGTAACAACTCAACAACAGGAGCTGCAGTTTGGCAGTTGGTTAATAACATACCTGATTTAGAACAAGTTTTGAATGTTGGCGATAGAATATTTAAACTTAAACCAGGTAACTACACTATTGAGGCGGAAGATATTTACTCTTATGTAGCAATGCAAGAAGCAAGTCCAGGCGATGGGACTATTATAAATATAGACAATGATATTTTTAACAAAGAAAATGGAGTTTGTTTATTTTCAGTATTTCAAGGCGATGGAGTTATTAATTGTTTAGGTACAGCATTAATAGCAAATAATGGTAGTGATATTTTAACAACACTAGCATACAATCAAGGCGATGTTATTAGTATTAAATACGTTGGAGGAGAGGTTTACTATGTAGATATAGTTAATAAGTCAAGCGGTGGAGGAAGTGGCACAGTAACTTCAGTCGGATTAACAATGCCAAGTGCTTTTACGGTAACAAATAGTCCTATTACATCAAGTGGAGATATAGCAGTTACAGGGGCAGGAGCAGTATCTCAATACGTTCGTGGCGATGGTAGTTTAGCTAATTTTCCAACTTCAAGCGGTGGCGGTTCATCATTATCTTTTTATCTTAATGGTTCAGTTTCACAAGGCACATTTGGAGGAGTTGCATTTAAAGAAATGGATAGAACGCCAATTCTAGGTGCAGGTACAGATTTTACAATAAATGCAAATGGTTATATTCAATCTTTTATTACAGATGCTGGAGTACCAAATCAATTAGAGATACCAGCAGGAAATTGGAATTTTGAAACCTATTTTAGTGCTTCAATTAATGGAGGTTCGCCATCATTTTATGTTGAATTATACAAATGGGATGGAGCAACTCTATCTTTAATTGCAAGTAGCTCTGCAACGCCTGAGAATATAACAGGAGGCACAAGTATAGATTTATATGTTAGTGCTTTAGCAGTACCACAAACTGCTTTATTAGCAACTGATAGACTAGCAGTAAGGATTTACGTTACACATAGTGGAAGAACTATTACATTACACACAGAGGACAATCATCTTTGTCAAGTAATAACAACTTTCTCAACTGGACTTACTGCATTAAATGGACTTACAGCACAAGTTCAAAATTTAGCAACTGGAACAAGCGGAACTGATTTTGGTATTAATTCTACCACAGCAACTCACACGTTTAATTTACCAACAGCAAGCGCAAGTAATAGGGGTGCTTTGTCATCTTCTGATTGGACTACTTTTAATGACAAACAAAATACATCTACATTATTAGTTGATAGCATTGATAAAGCAATTTTAAGAAACAATTATTTTTGGTTTTTGCCTAATACTGTAACTAACGGAGTTGCATCTTCTTTTGGATATTCTGAAAGGTTAAGCTCTGCATTTGTGCTTTTATTGAATGGCAATCTTTTAAGAGGAATGGTTACTTTTGCTACAACTGCAATAGCGGGTACAATAGCATCAATGCGACAAAATAACTCTTTATCAATTACGGGTTATGAATGTAAGTTTACTAGAAAAATACAATTTAATTCCAATGTATCAGGACAAAGATTCTTTTGCGGAATAAGTAAAGGAAATCAATTTGCTATCGCTACAAATGTAGAGCCTAATACGTTAACGGATATAGTTGGAGTTTGTCAATTATCTACTTCTACTAATATGCATATTGTTTATAATGATGCTAGTGGCGTAGCTACTACATCGGACTTGGGTACTTCATATCCTTGTAATGATTCACAGTACAATTACTACATTTCAATAGAGCAAACAACAACAAGCTATATTATAACAGTTGAAAGAGTAACCGTTTCAACAGGAGCGAGTATATCAACTTCATTAACTACAAGTACAAACATTCCAAATTATGCAACTGGGATAATTCAATTATTTACATTTATAACTAATAATGCAACTGCATCAGTAGCAAGTTATTTAGATGGTGGAGCTATTGGTTCATTTAAAAATTAAAACTATGTACTATAAAAATTCAAAATACCAAATCTTTGATGCTGATAACAACCTTGTAGTAATGCAAGAGGGAACAGCCCAATACAACGCATATTTAGCGTATTTACAGAACGATGGGGAGTTGTTTGATACTTCCTTTGAGATTGCAATTAACGAGGTCGCAAACGTGAGCGATATAGTTATTGATTTGCTTACTAAACAAGTTGAAACATTGAGCGAAACAGAGAAAACAGATTTACTAGAAACAATTTTAAACACCTAATATGAATTTTTTTTACGAATATTGGCAAACTATTATAGCAACATTAGCAGCTCCAGTGGCTTGGTTTTTTGGAGGTAGAGCAAAACAAAGACAAGATGCAGTTTCTACAATGAAAACTATGTATGATGACTTCTTAACGGTTTATAAAAATCGAATGGATGAAGTAATGCAAGAAGTTGTTGAAATTAAAAAACACAATCTTACCTTACAAACTGACTTTAACAATATTCAAATGAGTTACGCTAAAGAAGTTGAGAAATCTCAAAACTGGGAAAAATTACATAATGAGTTAAATAAAAAATATACTGATTTAAAAGGACTTTACGAAAAATTAAAAACAGATTTTGATGTACATAAAAAACAAACCAAATGAAGCTAGATGAAAACGGTTATAAACTTTTAATGGGGTTTGAGGGTTTATCTTTAAAGCCTTATTTGTGTAGTGCAGGAGTTCCTACTATTGCGTATGGTTCAACATTTTATCCGAGTTCAAAAAAAGTTACGATGCAAGATGCTCCTATAAATTTAGCTACTGCTAATTGGATGCTAAAAGAAACAGCGGATAAATTTGCAGTTGATGTAAACAAACTAATCAAAGCAAATCTTAATCAAAACCAATTCAACGCTATTGTATCACTAGCTTATAACATCGGACTTGCGGGACTTGCTAAAAGTTCATTATTAAAAAAAGTAAATGCTAATCCAAGCGATGCTACAATTAGAAATTCATTTTTAGTTTGGAATAAAGCTGGTGGTAAAATAAATAACGGACTAACTAAAAGAAGAACCAAAGAAGCTAATTTATACTTTACATTATGAAATATTTTTTACTAGGAGTTTTTTTATTTTTATTTTCTTGTGGTTCTAGAACTGTAAACAAAGAGCAAAAAAAAACAGATTCTACTGCTACTGTTACGCAAACAATAAAAACAGATTCTATTTCTAAAGATAGCACTTCTATTAAATTTGATGTTCAAACAGAAGAAATAATTATCGAAGCAGTTGATAGTACAAAACCTATTGAAATTATAAACAACGAAGGAAAAGTTACAAAGTACAAAAACGCTCGTTTAAGCAACAAAAAAAGAAAAGACAATACTATACTAGTAAATGAAAAGATTGTTGCTAAAATCGTCGTAGATTCGCTTACAAACGAGATTGAAGTTAATAAAGTTGAAAGCACAAAGATAGTTTATAAAGAGCAGTTTAATTGGAGTACATTTATTATTCAATTATGGTGGTTATGGTTACTTTTAATTCTTATTGTTTATATTTGTTATAGATATACAAAAGGAACACTTAAAACACCATTTTTATGAGAATATCAAATGTAAAAGGCGCAGAACAACCTAATTTTATAGAAGTAAGACACTACGAAAATAAATTAATAAATATTTCTAAAGATTTAAAACCAGTTAAGTCTGATTATACGATAGGATTTTGGAAAGTAAAAGCTATAAATTTTGTTCCAAAAGAGTATAATTGTTCAAATTTTGTAAATAACTATTTTTAAATAAAAAATTTTGTTTTCTTTTTTCTTTTAAATTTGTGTAATATTTAACAACAAAGTAAAACACATTTAGAATGAAACTAGAATATATTGTAAGATGTAGTTATTATGGTGTAAGTAAGAATTACAATAAAGTATTTTATACTG